GCACGATCCGCATGCCGGGGGGCGGAGGTGCGAGATACTTCACGACAGCCGCAAGGGTGACGTTGCGGGCGCGGATGTCCGCGCGCTCGTCATCCAAGGAACTCCTTCCACGCCTTCCCCACGACCTCGCGAGAGAAGAGCCGCAGCGCAGTAGCCCGCTGGACGTGGCTCGCCTCTACCGCAGTCTCGTAGGACTCCAGCAGTCGCAGGAGCCAGAGTCGCGCCGTGTCGGGATAGTTGGACCAGTGGACCGCCACCTCGTGTCCCTCGAACACTGGGGGCAGCCAGTCGATGCCCTGGCCCCAGGCGTTGGGACCGATGGATACGATGGGGATGCCCGTCATGGCGGCTTCGATGAGGCCGAGGGTATAGGACGCGGGGCGTGTGCCGGTGTAGAGGTAGGCTCGCGCCAAACAGAGCCGACGCTTCATCTCGGCATACGGAAGGATGCCGACCTCGGAACCCTCCCCAAGCGCCTGTGCCCGTAGTCCCTGTGTGGCTTCGGTCCAGAACCAGGGCGAGGTGGCGCCACCGCGCTGCATGAGGCCCTGCGTGATGTTGATGACCGTGGGGTCCAGCCCGACCCAGCCCGTCCATTCGTCCGGGTCAGCGTAGAACCGGATGATGGCGTCGTGGCCGGAGTAGTCGGGGATGTGCTGCTCGCGTGGCGAATAAGCTACCCGTTCCAATCCCCGCGCTCGGTAGTACACCATCGTTCGTTCCAGCGCCACATCGGTCTGCCCGACGCTGCGCCACACGAGCCTGCGACCCGGAGCGCCGACCTTCCAGTCGCGGAGCCGCTGCCAGTCTCCGAAGAGGCGCGGCAGAAGATGATGGAACATGATGACCCCATCGTCGCCGAGCCAGTCGAGGATGGCGTCCGGGATGTGGGACTGCGCTGCGCCGAGGTTGTCAGGGGTGCCCAGCGCGTCCACCGCGGCTTTGAGTTCGGGGTAGAACGGGATGTCGAGGGCGGGGCGCTTGTCATCGTGAGGATGGGCTGGATCGATGTAACCGCCGATGCTGAACACTTCGTAGCCGAGGCCGGTCAGGAGTCGGAGCTGGTCGTGCTCTTCGATCGAATGTGAAAGGCAGAGGACGATACGGGTCATCACCTTGTCACCACCCCCCCACGCCACTCGATGAAGCGAAGGGTCAGGACCGTCGTGACTACCGAGACAAGGACGATGTAGCCGACGAACAAAAGCGTCTCTATCAACTCGCGCTCTCCCTGTGAGCGCGACCCGTGCCAGGGAACACGGGCCGCATCTAGTGACGGACTGCCCTGAACAGTCCGAAGCCGCCGTCTTCATGCAGCAACTCGAAGTCGTGAGTGGAGGCCAGCAGGTCCCGCATGGGGCGCCACCCACGTTCATGATACTCGCCGACGATGACCCGCACACGCGCGATGGCCGGCGAGGGGAGGAAGTCCCACTCACAGCCTTCGCAGTCTATCTTCATGAAGGCCACCTCGTCGATGCCTGAACCGTTCAGCAATCCTTCAAGGTTCACGCAGGGGACCGTGACGGTGAGCCCTCGCTTCCCGTGGGAGCGGAACAGGTTGCCGATATAGCGCGCCTCGCGCGCGTGGTCCTCTGGGATGCCCGGCACGTCGTAATGGCCGTAGTGGACCACCGTCTTCCCGATCGTGTTCCCCGCGGCGGCGGAGACCACCGTCACCCTGTCGCTGACCATCGCGAGTCGGGTGTTCCCTTCGAGTAGAAGAGCGTTCTGGGGTACCGCCTCTACGGCAAGGACCCTGAGCGTCGGGTTGTCGAGCGCCAGGGCGATGGCGACCGAGCCGATGTGCGCCCCGATGTCAAGCGCCCAGCCCTCTAGGTAGAGGTCGGCCAGCCCGTACTCGTCGTGGAGGACTGACGGAAAGCCGGGAGCCCAGAAGGTGGAGTGCAGGGTAGCCGCGTCATTGGTGTCCGGGCGAACGTAAAGCTGTGTCGTGACACCGCGGGGAGAGGTGACAGACAGCGGCTCCGTGTCGTTCAATCGTAGAACACGGTCAGGACTGCGTTGGAGGTGGCAGCCACGACGAGGCCGTCCTGGAAGCGGACGCCCTTTAGGTCGTAGGTCGGGTTCGCCGTCGTGTTGAGTGGTCCGATTACAGCGATATTAGACGAGTTAGCGAGTTGTGTCACGTAGTTCGGGGTCGCGCCGATGCCGAGTGTGTCCACGGCGAACACAGAGCCGCCAGTGACACCAAGGCCGCCCGCGAGGATGCCGTACAGGGTGCCCTCGCCAGACTTGACAAGCGTATTCGACCCAGAGCTGATGTACTCATGGCGAGGCATGGCGACTCCGGTGGAGGGAGGATGTTGCCCAGGCCACCCCCGAGGGGGCTATCCGGGCCGTTCAGTGGACCCTGCGGTTTCAGAAGTCCGTTTGGCGCCGTTTGACTAGCTGCGGTTGCCGATGGTCTCGACGACGACGGTGTAAGGGCCGCCGGTGTTCGAGGCCGAGCCGTCCTCGGCGTAGATGCCGGTGACGATGATCGGGTTGTTGTCGTTGGCCGCCCAGAGCCGGTCGAACGAGGATGGATGGCTGACGACTCCGTTGGTCTTCACGTTGAAGTTAGCAATGAACTCGCCTGCGCCACCACCTGTCGAAGACAGTGAGATACGGGCAGAGGTGCCCGCGTTGCTCACTGGCCCGTAGAAGATGACATCCTTGATGACCGAATAGGGCGGCAGCACGAACAGTTCCTTGGCCGATGTATCGGTGCGGACGATGTTCGAGCTGTATGAGACGGTGATGACGCCATTGACGAACGTCACATCGCCTTGCCGGTAGTTACCCATGGTCAGTCCCCTTCCTTACCGTTTAGGGCCTGATACCGACGATGGTGGACACAGCCGCGGGCTGTAGGATCGCGATCGCCGAGCGCCCGATGGCGCGGACGGCGGTCTGGTCCGTGTTGAAAGCGATGTCGCGGCTGATGGCAAGCTCGACGCCCTTGCGCTCTAGGAGGAGCACCTGCTCCGAGTCACCGAGGATGACGGTCGTGCAGTCCGTGGACGAGCCGACCGTGAGGGTTCGGGAAAGGTTCGTGGTCTTGTAGGCGGGCAGGGCCTCATCCGTGAGGACCACGTCGGCCGCGTTCTTGCCGAGCATGCTGGGAGTGCCAGCACCGTTGACAAGGTAGCGACCCTGGGCATCCTTCAGCTTCCGCAGCGTGTTGACGAAACGCGGATGGCAGATGAGGAAGTCCACGACGCCCGAGTTCGCATCCTCCAAGAGGTACTGCGACTCGATCAGGTCGTCATAGATGGGGGTTCGCCCGTTGGTGCCCAGCGACGGGCCGGACGTGATCCCGGTGTAGCCGATGAGGCCCTGAATCTGTGGGGTGGAGCCGGTGCCGCGAAGGTACTGGATGTCCTGCTGGATGCTCAGGTCCCGGAGGACCGTATTGCTCAGGAACTCCATGAAGCTCGGGTCGGCGTCGTCCATCAGCTCGTTCGAGAAGAGCCGGTAGGCGTACTGCTTCTCGATGTTGATGCTCTGTTGTCCGAGCACGGCATCAGCGGCGGACAGGGTGCCAGCTTCGGCAGACTGTGACGCCCCTGCGCGAGTGGTCTCACGCGGGAGTCGGACGTTGTTGGAGACGACCGGCATCACACGGATGCCAGCGACGCGCCGCACCGCTACCCGCGGCGAGAGCGCGTAGGCGAAAAGAGACTGGAGGAACTGCGGAGGCACGAGGATGCCGCCGGCCGTGCCACCCGTGAGGGCGTAGGAACCGGACTCATCCATGGCCTTGACGGCAGGCGCGATCTCATCGGCCCACTTGGCAGCATCCTTGTCGCCCATGTGGTCGAAGACCGCATAGGCTTCATTGGCGTTCTGCACCCAGTGGAAGCCGCGCTCGTGCTCGGGGGTCCCGAGGTCGAAGGCTTCCTTGGTGGCGAGGGAGACATCACGCTCTAGCTCTGCCCCGGCCCAGGAGCCGGTGTACATCGCCTTGAGAGCGCGGCCGAGGCGCGGGGTGCGTTGTCGGCGGGGGTGGATGGCGACTGACTTGGTGGCTTCGGGACGGTCGGAGTCAGCGACGGTGTTGACGGCCTTGATGGCCTCCGTCACGGCGCTCGTGACCATCTCCTTGACCTGGTCCGGCGTCAGGAACGCCTGGGGGTCACTCATGGAAGTGTTCTCTTGTGCGAATGGTTCAGGCAAGGAGTGACCTTGCTACCTCGACGGCATGGGCGTTCATCTCGCGCGCGAGCACCTCGGGGTCGATCTGCTTCTCCGCTGCCTTTCCGGCGATAGCCAGGACGGTCGCGGGTGGCGTCTTACCTTCGGAGCACACGGCGCCAGAGGCGACGGATGCGTCATGGAGGGACTGGGGGGTGAGGGCGGACTTGACCGCCTCGATGATGTCTGTGGGGGCATCGGTTAGCGTCAGGGGCTCCGAGGTCTCCACGACCACGCCGCCGACATGGACGACCTCGGGTGGAACGTCCTCGGGTGTGAGTACATCTGTACTCGGCTCTGACAACGCCTCCGGAGCGACCACGCCAAGCACCGCTAGATGCTCGATGACATCGACGCTCTTGGCGGCGTAGTGAGCCGCAGCGAGTGGGTTGGCGGGCCTCGTGACAAGCGAACCCTCGATGATGGGGAAGTGCCCGATGTGGCCCGTCTTCGTACTCACGCTGGGCTGGTAGAAACGCTCGACGGAACCCGCCGACCAACCGAGGGCGTCCTTCGCCACAAGGTCAGCGATAGCCTCCTTGTAGGCGTTGGCCTCGTTCAGCTTCGCCTCTCCCCAGAGTCCCGCGTCCGTCACCGTCACCTTCATGCGCCCGACGACGGCGGTCTTCAGGGCGGGGTCGGTGCCATGACCGAATAGGACCGGACGCTCCCAGTCCCCGAACCACTCCAGCTCGAAGTTGGTGTTGGCATCGAAGAACTCCCCGTCGAAGTCCTTGCCCGCAAGGAAAGACGGCCCGCCGTATGGGGCCAATAACCCCTCGATGATGTCCTTCGAGCCGTCCTTGAACTTGACAGCATCCATGGTCAGGGAACCTCTGCGATGTAGTGGTGCTCGGCCACGCAGACGACCCGGCGGAAGCAGGGACGGATACGGGAGGAGTCTTCGGAGTCGGGGCGGGGTCGGCACACGTAGAAGCTGTGCGACCCGAGGAGGCTCACGACACTGAGCATCAGGGCGTCAGGGCGTGTGTCCTTGCAGGAATGACAAGTCTTCAATGAGACTCCCCTAGGTGAAGAGCAGCCATTCCTCGTCCCATTCATCAAGGATGGGTCCATCAAGGATGAGGTCATCAGGCCAGCGTTCCCAGCGACGCCACACGAGACGCGGGCGCCCGAATGCGGAAGCGGTGGCGCCAGCGCCGACTAGGAGGAGCAGCATCAGAGCATCGAGCGGGCGGCGAAGCCGGCGATGGGGAAGATGCCGGTGGTCGTGACCGCTACTGCCGTCATGGTGGACGGCAGGGGAAACGCGCTCACTTCCAGCGCACCGGACAGGACATTGATCGGCAGGGACGGAGCGGTACGGAAGAACGTGGCCGTCGTGCCGTTCACGGTCATCGCCATGTAGACGTCGCCGCTTCCCGGCATGACAGGCGGTACGACGAACGGGGTCACCGTATCGGCCTTGATCTCGGCAGCGATCGCGCCCCATACGCCCGATGTGATGGTGCCGTCAACGGACGTATCGTTGTCAACGCGCCACTCGGTCTGGAGGAACGAGGCTGGGGCCGTGGACGTGGTGAGGTCTGACAGCTCGGTGAAGCCTGACCCCGGCGTGGTCGTGACATCGGCCGCGTTCGCCAGCGCCCCGAAGGTGGCGTTATTGGCGCTACCGAACGCCGCCAGCGTGGCGAGGGGGGTCGTACTGCTGCCCGCTCCCGTCGTAGCCTGCACGACGCCGTCGTTCGTCTCGGTGGCCACGCCGCTGAACTCGTTGAGGGACCAGCGACCGCTCGTCTGCGTAGCCCCGAAGCTCACGACGATCGTGCCGACGTAGTCGACGGTCGGGACACCGGACCATAGGCTCACGCGATGAGCGGTCGTGTTGTACTGCGTCGTCGCGCGGGAGGTCCACGTCGGCCCGCCCGCGATACCAGAGATGACCGCGGCATCGGCAGCGGTGTTGACGAAGGACAGGAGATATAGCCGACCGGCCTTGAGGGTCACGCTCGCCGTGGTGTATGTCGTGGCGTCGGTGGAGTCCACGCCAGTCGTGATCGCGGCGCTGTTCGCCGCGACCCTCCATGTCGCCGTCTTCTGCACGACATTGGCCGAGCCGGCCGAGAGGACGGCCCCCGTCGAGCGGATGAGATCGCACCTTCCCGTCGTCGTGTTCGTCATCCGATAGACGCCGATGTCGATGGAGTCGGTGCCGACCGTCGCGCCGTTACACCAGTACGCCTCAGCGACGACATAGGGGTCTTCGAGGCGGACGGGGAAGAGGCGCGCCCTCGACGAGGTCCCCCATGTACCGCTGGCGGGAAGCACGGCAGTCGGGATCGAGAGCGCCCCCATGCAATCCGACCAGGGATGGATCACCGCATCGGGATAGCGATGACGAGGGGCTGGCGCCATCACGGCCCGACCGCCCTATAGCCCTGTGCCCCGATGGCGGGGATGAACGCCTGCGCGTAGGCGGCGAACGTGGCCGGGTTGGCGTTCGTGGAGAACGGGGCAGCGCATGAGCTGTCCTGGAACATCCCGATGCCGTGGCAGATGTTGGCGGCTGGGAAGAGGCCGGCCGCGCGGTTGGCGGTCGTGGAGCTGTGCGTAACCCCGAGGTAGTACCTGCCCCGAGCGAGGGTCGTATCGGCGATGTCGATGACCTGGACCGTGGAGTTGCCCGTGCCCGTCTGCGTCCCCGCCGCCACGATCAGCGTGCCGTCCTCGAGGAACAGGCCGATGTCCCAACTGTCCCCTGCAGCGGAACCGTTCAGCCAGAACAGCTTGGTGAACGTCGTCGGCTCGGGGATGGTGAACGGAACGAAAAGACCGACGTCAGCGGCGGGATAGGCCAACGATGTCGTGAGCCCGATCTGCGCCCACGACTTCAACGGCACGCCGATGCTCTGGTAGGAAAGCGGCGTGATGATGATCTCGCCCGGCCTCGCCCGGTACGCCGGCATGTGCTCTATCACGACGACGCCTTGATGATGTCGGCCTGTCGCGCGACCTCCTGCTTCCACCAGTCGATGGAAAGGCCACTCGCCACGTACTCGGGCCTCGCGTCCATCAGCGTGGACAGGCGGGAACGCCAGGCGACAGCGGGGAACCGGGTTTCGAGCTTGGCGAGGATGCGACCCGCCACGTAGTAGTCCTCGCCGACGATATCGAAGAGCGTCTGGATGAGCAGGTCGCGGTCAGCGTTGCCGATCGCCATCAGTACGCCTCGAAGTAGTGGACCTTGGCGTCACCACTCGCGGTGTACGCCGCCGACGTGATACCCGTGATGGCGCTCGTCACCGGCAGGAACAGGCTCGCGCCTGGGTCGAGACGTGCGTGCGTCGTCGCGGCCGTGCCGCCCGATGGGTCCACGAATACCGCGACGGTCTGATAGTTGATGAGCAGGACGCCCCGGCGGCCGGTTCGGGCGGCGATGATGGTCGTGCTGGCGTTGGTCACGGTGACATGAGCTGAGGCGTTGGTGGCTGTCCCGGCGACAGAGGTAACGTCAACGTCGCCGATGTCCACGCCGCTGTTAGCGGCCAGCTTGCCGATGGCGTTGGTGCCAGCCGGAAGCGCCACGTTGGTCGCCAGGCTGACACGCTGGACGTTGGCCGCATCGACACCAGTACCACCTGCGACACCAGCCTGCCCCGCGATGGGGTTGACCTTCGCGCGGTCGGTCTCATCCCAGTCGTCGATGACGGAGAGGGACGCTACCGCCGTAGCTAGGTTGCCGCCAGCCTCCAGCGCCAGGGCGGACGTGTTCAGGTTCGTGCCCGCGTTGGCCGTGACGGAGCCCGTGACGGTCACGTCGTTGTCAGCGCCGAGATCGACCTTCAGCCCATTCGCACCGACCTGCCCGGCCACCACGCCAGTGTCGGCGTCGATGGTGGTCAGCAAACCCTCGATGCCATCGACGTGGCCGATGAGCGTATCCTGCTTCGCCGCCGTGGCGGCCCCGGAGGGCAGCGGCAAGGACGCCACGGTCACGTCATTGTTGGCGCCCAGGTTGACGAGCATCCCATCCACATCGGCCGTGACGGGTGTCGCCGAACCATCGGCAGACTGCGCGAGCTTGACGATCTGGACGTGCCCGGAGGCTCCAGCGTCGTCGGTCGCTACCTTCGTCGCATCAGGCGGCGTGGCGACCGCGGTGGTCTGGAAGCTGACGCCGTCAGCCATCCGTCTCTACCGTCCGCGTGATGCGACCGTCACCGTCACGCTCTGCCGATTGGACCCGGCGCGGCTCGCTGACGATCCGAACGTCCTGCACGGAGGGGACGTTCACCGCGGCGGGTTGCACCGTGATGAGGGGTTCGACCCTGACCTGCGGCGCAGCCACCTTCACAGCGGGCGCGGTCACGTTGACGATCGGCGCGGGCTGCTCGGGCGTGGTCACGGAGACCTGCACGGCTCCCGGCTCGATGGTCATCGGCGGTGTCGTGACGTGGACATCCGGGGTCGTCACGTTGACGACCACGGACGGGTCCGGGGCAAGGCCCTTGAAACCGTCCGCGCCGTCCGCGATCTGCTCCGCGCTGTAGCGGCGGCGCAGGCCCTCGATGACGATGGGCACCTGTGACTCCGCCATGAGCGACTTCAGCCCTGAGTCGTCCGAAGCGTCGAACCAGGCCCTGACCGCAGGATGGCGATACAGGCCCTTGCCCAGCGCACGGACGGCCTCACGGCCCTGTCCGGTACTGACCTGATAGTTGGATGGGCGGATGGCGCTCTCGCGCTCCCGCTCGGCCTCCTCGGCGCGCTCTTCGGGTGTCTGCCCGTTGACGCGCGACTCCTCGGAGCCTTCCCACTTCCGCCCGAGGTGGAACTTGTCGATGGCGCGGTCCATCGGCATCCCGAGCTTGACCCAGCCCTGCCACGCCTGCTGCTCCTCGGCGGGCGGAGCCATCAGGGCTTCGATCTTGGTGTAGTCGTAGCGGATGCGGAGCCGCTTGCGCGTCGGGTCGAACTCGGGCACGAGCCATGAGTCCCAGCGCGCACTTCTGGCATCGAGCTTCGGGATGAGCGTGATGCGCCACATGATGCGTTCGGCATCTCGGGCCGAGGCATAGGCAGCGTTCTTGTCGTCGTCGCCGGCGATGATGAGCGGCACGCCCGAGATGGCGCAGATCGCCATGCGGGACACCTTGCCGCTGCCGATCCAGTCAGCATCCTTCTGGGAGAGGGAGAGGGGAACCCATGTCAGCCCGCCGGGAATAACGGGAATCTTGCCTGCCCCACCGGAGCCGCGGATGGCGCGGAGCGCACGCTTGATGGCGTTGAGTTCCGTGGGGGCGAGGTCCGCATCCTTGTCCGCCACCCACGCGCCAGGCGGGATGCCGTAGTTCCCCAGGAGGTTCGCGTTCCACTCCGCGATGCGTCGCAGCGTGGTGATGTCATAGCGCGCTGCCTCCCACGGGGACACGATCCTGTTGGGGTCAAGGAGGTTGAACCGGCGGAACGGGATGATGTTCTTCGGCTCGATGAGTTCAGCGACCCCGGAGCTATCGGGACGGTACTCGTACTTCTCGACCCGCTTGGCGCCCATGATCGGCTCGACGTTGGTCGCCGGGAGCCAGTGAAGTTCTTGGGGCTTCCCCCCGAACCGACCTCGCACCTTGCGGACGTAGCAGCCACCATGGATGTCATCGGAGGCTTCGATGTACATCTGGAGCTGGTTGCCGTCCCACTCGGGGTTCACGTCGTCGAGCAGGAGTTGGAGGTCGTCCGCGGCACCGTCAGACACGTCCGCGTTGTCCACCCACTCCTTGCCTTCGCGCACTTGCACCCGCAGCTCCACCGACTGCGCCGCCATGGACAGCTTGGTGACGCAGGAATGGACCCATGCCTCATCGGCGGGAACCTGCCCCATGGCGCGGAGCCCGCGAGGGACCCCGCCCCCCTCCTGCGGGATGCCCATGAAGGCTTTCCAGTTTGAATAGTTGTCCTTCACCGCGGCGGTGATGGAATGTGACATGTCGATGACGCGGGCCATGGGCTAACCTTCAGGGTGTAAGGGATTGCCGCACTGCCAGCACCAATCCTCGTCGTAGAGGTCGGCGGGGTCGGGGCAGAGGCACCAACGGGGGCCTCGGTCGTGAGTCAGACCGCGAACGCTGCGAAGCGTTTCCTCGGCGCGACCTCCATGGCCTGGCTTGCGGCCATCACTACCGCTACCGCGGCGTCGATCTTCTTGCTTCGTGAAGGCTTTTCCAGTCGCCAACCGGACTCCCCGACTTGACGTGGGACGACGTTATGCAGGTGAGCCGCAAGCGTCGGGTCCCCATCGTGTGAGATGCGCCGTTCAAGGACGGCTTCGTAGAACCTACGGGAGGCTTCCACCATCCAGCCGCCCTGCTGGGGCACCGGGATGAGGGCGAGGTGTTCCTGTTCAAGGGCCAACTCGGCGGAGGCAAGGCCGTAGCGGTCGTAGACATATGCCGGTCCCGGCACCGCGATGTCGTCTATCTTCGCGGCGGAGACAGGGAACCTAGTACGCAGTTCGCGTAGTTGCTGAAGTAGCTCGTCGAGCGGCATCCGCCAATCGTCGTGAGCTACCGTGCCGGGACGATGCGGGTTGATCCAATAGCGGCCCCTGACGACCACCGTCTCGCCCTGCATCTGGGCCGTGAGCACGGCCGACGCATCATGCACGATGCCGATGTCGACACCGACTGCCGCGGGGAGTTTCGAATCAAGCCCGTGGAGCCAGTCATTCGAGTCGGGCTCCCCCACCTTGCACGCCTCCCAGGTCCCCGCGGGAAGCCAGAAGGTGTCGGAGGGGACGAACAGGTTGAGCCGCTTGGTGCGGAACTCGCTCTCGGGCGTGAGGCGGACAGCGGAGCGCATGTCGTCGAGGTCGAGGATGTCGCCCAGGCCAGGATTGGCGAGGGGCCACAGCGACTCGTCGCGGTGGTCCTGTTCCTCGTCGCCGCCCCACCATGCCATGAAGAAGGACGGGTCTTCCACCTCGCCCCTGACGATGGAGAGGCCGTAGTTGTGAAGCTGATAGAGGATGGACTCGTCTTCGGTCTTCGTGCTCATCACGCCGGCCGTGGTCACGATGAGCATGAGAGGGTCGAGGCGGGCGCCCATCGCGAGTTGCAGCACGTCGAAGAGTTCCCGTGTCGGGAAGGCGTGCAGCTCGTCCACGATGACCAGGGATGGGGAGAGCCCTTCCTTGGTATACGCCTCCGAACTGATGGCGCGGTAGATGCTGCCCGACTGCTTGTGTTCGAGGACGTGACGCCAGACCTTGATCTCTGCGGAGAGGTCATGGTCCAGTTCCACCATGCGCTTGGCGTGGTCGAACACGAGCCGAGCCTGGTCCCGGTCAGCGGCGGCGCTGATGATCTGCCCGCCCTGCTGACCGTCTATGAGTTCATGGACGGCGTGACCGGCAGCCAGGGTGGACTTGCCGTTCTTCCTCGCTGTCGAATAGATGGCGACACGGTGCCGCCGCCGCCCGTCAGGGCGCCGGGCGTAGATGTGACGATGGGCCTCGCGCTGCCATGACCGCAGGGCGATAGGTCCGCCCTTCGGTCCCGCGAAGGAGTCTTCCGTGGTCCGGCAATGGAGGTCTATGAAGTCCGAGATGAGGTCGCCCTCGCCCCTGGCGATGTCCTCAGCGGGGACAGGGGTCAGCCAGCGGGGGGGCCAGCCAGGAGTCGGGCCTTGCGTTCCCTCATCTCGTCCAGCTTGCTCTTCGCTTTCACGATGGCGAGGCCGAGCTTGCCTCGCTGGATCGTGTTCAGCCCTAAGTCTGAGAGCCATGCGTTGAGGCTTTTGGTGAGGGCGTCATATGCCTTGAAGTCCTTTTCGTCGCCACCATCGCGCCATGCCGCGCGGGCTAGGAGCCAGTCGTCGTAGAGGTCCATGAGGAGCGAAGCGGTGACATCGGTGGGGCCGATCCACGCCGAGGCCCCGTTGTCGAGGGCGTGCTGTAGCATGGTCTCGCCAGACGCGAACCTGGGGAGCACGGAGGCGTGCGTCACGCTCGGGAGCAGCGTCAGGGGACGGGTGATGGGCTTGCGTGGGCGCCCTGCGCCGCGCCTAGCGCCTCCGCGGGGCATGGCTCACCTTTGATTTGTTTGATTACTATGAAATCCCAGCGATGTGCGTAACTT